TAAAGACATAACACTTGCAGCTCTTAGAGTATTGCTTATGTCTGCCCATTTGAGATCAACCTCTACATCAACACTTGGTAGTTGAACTTCTTTACTTGGAGGAGTAACAATCATCTGAGGATCTGCAAATGTATAGTTTACACTTCTCTTTGCATCTCTGATGGTAACATACTTCTCATTGAAGTCCAACACCGGTTGATCAAATAAAGTAAGTACACCTAAGAATCGATTCAGTTCATAGAAACAACCACTAGTTGGAATTGTATCAGGCAACTCAGCTTTAGCCATAATAGACTTCTGAGGTGAGATTGTCTTTAACACATTACCTGGTTGTAATTCTATTCCAGTATTGATTACTGAGAATGATTTTTAACATTTATTGTACTTTCACTTAGTTTCATAATATAATTTTACCTTACATGTTTTCGTTTTTGCCTACCTTGTTAGGATCAGCAGTTGCAGGTGCACCAATCTGAGCTAGGTCTTTCAATGACCCACCAAAGACAAATGAACCCATGTGTTGTAGTTCTATCCAAGGACATAACCAAACTTTTAGTCCAGCATGTCTTGCCCATTGACAGAACATATAGTCTTCTGATAGATACCTATTAGAGTATTCTCTATCAAGACCATTTCTTTTATCTTTTACAAAATCCAAGACTTGCTTTTTAGTTGGCTTGCCTTTCTTCTCTTTGTAAAAGAGTTCAAGTTCTTTTTCAATATTCAATTGTTTATCATCAATCACTGCATCAAAGAATGCCATGATCTCTCTACTACCATCAAAGTGTTTAGTTCTAACATGATCTGGCTTGTACATCATATTAGGATATGCTTCTTGGAATTTAAGTAATGCTTTTTTAGTCATCATCATAAATCCTGTACCACCTTCTAACACTTCTGTAGGTTCACTTAGTTGTATTTCATTACCACCTTGCACTGGATTGAATACATAGTCTCCTACAAACTTAGATAGTATCTCTGGATTGTCGTCTGCAATACCTTGATTGACTGCATGAGTAATCTTTTCCCAAGATATACATTTCTTAGGATAAGGACCACATACTATATCATAATCATTCTTCTCATCTTCATGGTCTTGCATAGCTAACATAGTAATAACATCATTAGGATTGAATGATATATCACTATCAATAAAGATCATATGAGTACAATCACTTCTTAGAAACTCATCACAACAATAGTTTCTAGCTCTTGTGATCAATGACTCATTGAATAGATAATAAAACTTTGCATTAATCTTGTAATGCATACATAAACTTGCTAAGTCATTTACTGACTTTGTGTACATACCAGCACATTGTCCACCATACATAGGTGTTGCAATAAACAATGAACGCTTTTGTAACTGTTCTATAGGGATATTAATTTCCATACTTCTCGTCGTGCTCCTTTCCGATTCCGTAACTACCATCATACATTGATAGAGTTTCTGCATCAAACAATAAGAACTGTCCTACTCTACTTCCTCTTTGAAGTATTGCAGGGCCACCTCTTACATGAAGTAATCCAGCCATCACACCATGGTATCCGGAATCATATAATCCTGATGTAATGAATAACCCATTTCTGTTAAGTGTTGATCTTGTTATAACCCAGCCAGCTTTTCCTTCTGGAATTTTGACAATGTTTTCCATAACAATCTCATAGACACCTGGCTGTAAGTTCCAATTACCAAACTCATCAACTAGAATCTTTTCTGATCCTCTATGTGTCTTGTTGTCTCCTTCTAATCTAAACTCTGTATCGTTTAGTTTGAATACATCTTGTACTCTCAAATCAACTGCATTAGGTTGACTGTCTCCTTCTTGTACATTAGTCAAGAAGTCTGGTCCAAGTGCTAGTATATGTCTCATACTCATTTTAAATCTCCTTCTGCATCTTTCTGAGTAAAGTGCCATAACAAAATAGTATAGTGAATAATCTTCATAAGGTCTTTCTTATTGTATCCATCTTTCTTACCATATCTCATAGCATACTTTATAATGTTAGAATGACAAGCCTGTTCTACATGACCCATTTGTTTCCAAACATCTATAGTTTGAATCTCTTCGTCTTTAGTTCCAGCTTTCTCATTTACATAATGAGATGAATAAGTACCTTCAATATACTTACCTATCTCTTTTAGTATTTTATCTTCGTCAAATCTGTATATCATAATTTCTCTGTAAAGTTATATCTATCTACTAGTGCATCAATCACTCTCATGTTTGATTGTGCTAAAGTAGTATCCTCGAACTTGGCTTGAAAGTCAACATGTTTCTCAAACTTACCATTAGTTAAACCAGTTGGACTATGATCAAAAGCAAGACCATTTAGTCCAGCCCATACACCTGCACTTGAATCCCAAGTGTCAATGTGAAAGTCTCTTACTAATGTAATCTCCATTGGACCATCTACCATACCTAAGAAATGAATCTTCTTACCATTCTGTGCTGCTAATTGTAATAAGTTTCTATCATACAACTCATTCATAAACTTCCATCTACACATAAACCTTTGTAAGTTGTTTCCTTGCTCACAGTTGTATGCATTTGGTACAGCTAATATACTGATACCAATATAATCGATTAGTGGACTTGACGCAGCCCAAGCAAATGAAGTAATCAAATCTTCTAAGTCTCCAATGTCTGATTGTGGTACAAAGAATGTTCCAAATCCAGCTTCTTTGAATTGTGGTGCATACATCTTAGCATCATCTATACCAACCATACTTGGATGTGCTGGATGATCTGGTAAAACAATATGAGTAGCACAAACTTTCTTTGCTAAGTCTGTTAGCTTTTCTGGTGGGAACATTGGAAGCTGTGCTTTGTATAATTCAAAGCCACTGTTGTCCATAATGTTTACATAATTATGATCTGATGCTTCTGCTTCTTGTTGATAAAACTTAATATACTCTTCGTGACCTTCAGACTCCCAAGGACCATCTGCATCAATGAGGTGTGCTAAAGTAAGATGTGCTGATCTATTCTGTACTAAATCAAGATGCGGTACAGGCGCTATGTGACAAAAATTCATAATATATCTCCATTATATAATAAAACTCAGACATTAGTCTGATTGTGGAACACCAGCTTTACCTGATGAAGTAGGACCATCACTCTTTGGTGTGATCTCATCAGCATATCTGACGTCCCAGTTCTTACCTTTCAATTCTTCCATCTGGCCATTGGTAAGATTTTGACCAGGTGTAAAACCTAACATCTTGGAAGCATTCATTCCGCAAGCCTTAATCGTCCATTGGTTTCCGCTACTGTTGCCCATGCATACAATAGTGTTAGGTTTAACCTTTTTGGATTCGATAAATTCATTAAATTTGAGTTGCATATTACTCCCATACTAACCTACACCCATTCTCGTTATCTTCTGCAACAGATATACTTAGTGCTCTGTTAGGATATTTCTCGTGTATATATTTAGCTAACTCTCTAGCTATCATCTCGCAAGATTGGTAATCTAATGACATTGTACCATCATATAGACTTTCTAATTCTCTCTTGAATAAAATAAATTCTATATCTCTATCATCATGGAACACTTCTATCTCTACTCTGAAGTGGAATATGTGTCTATGAGGATATCCAAGAAACCTAACATCATGTAGCTTATCATCTTCTAGTGCAGCAGGATACTTATGTATACCCTCTTTTTGAAATGTAACCCAGATATAGTTCTTTTCTGTCTTTATAAAATCACTTGCCATCATACTTCCTTGTTGTTACAAACTTAGGTCTCTTTGTAGCTGTTAGTCTAATATATTTGTTTCCTTTTGTATACCAGTCTTGCATATCTTTTCTACCATAATAACAAAACCATCCTGTGTCTGGATTGACATGAAAGATTCTATCACTCTTTCCAAAGAACAACCAATCTTCATGAATGTATATTGTGCCATACTCGTCCATGTTATTTTTTACATCACAGGTATATGAGTTAACCCATTCTGGATTTCTAAAACTAATATCTATACCTTCTAATTGTAATTTTTTATCATCTTGGTGCCATTCATATTCCCAGCCCCAAGATTCAAATACTTTACATAAAAACTCTTCACCGAGTCTTCCTTTAGTTCCTAGTTCACCAAATGCTTCATCTAGTGACTCAGTCCATTCTGGTGTTAATCTTCCGCTCATTAGTGTCCGTGTCCTATATGCATTCCAATCAATACTCCAATTGCAAGTACCATCCAATCAAATACAAAGTGCCAAACAAAGGATAG